ACGAGCGCCCGCCCAATCCCCTGCGCCGCCCGCTCGCCATAGCCGGCCAGCACCCGCGTTCGCAGCGGGGAGGATTCCGCCAGCGCCGCCACCAGCGCGTCTACCGCGTCGGTGGGCATCACGGCGAACGTGCCCATGACGCTCTGGCGCATCGCCTCGGGCAGTTGCGCCTCCACCAGCGCACGCGCATCCGCGATGCCCTGCCGCGCAAAGGCCGCCTGCCCCGCCGTCACCTCGCCCTCGACCACCGCGCCGTAACGGTCGATCTGCTGGGCCGTCGTGGCGATGAACGCTCTGTAGCGATTCATGCGGCGAATCTGGTTCGGCGTGAGCGTCTTGCCGTCGGCCACCTGCTGCTCCAGGTAGCGCCGGAACGCCTCCGCCTCGGGCACCAGGCGGGCCAGCACCACGCGGTAGGCGTCGGTGAGGCGGGCCGCATAGTCCGCCTCCAGCGCGCCCAGCCGCGAGTGCAGCGCCGCGAGGATGTCACCGGGGAGGGGCATTAGCGCCCGCCCTCCTCACGTTGCCGGTTCGTGAAAAAGTCCTGCATCAGCATCGCCCCGACGTTGCCCTCTCGCGTGTTGCGCTCGGCCTGCTCCGCCGCGATGCGCTGCTTCTCCACCTCGTTATCCAGGCCGCGGCGGGCGCGCACCGTCTCTACCGACGTGACCTCGTTGCCCAGCTCAAACTCGTCCCGCGCCTTTTGCTCCTCCCAATCCTCGGGCAGCGGCGAGGGCCAGTGCAGCGTCGCGTAGTTGTCCTCCCCGTAGCCGCCCAGGGCCAGCAGCCGCCGGTTCACCTCCACGAGCAGGTCGCCGTAGGTCGCCCGCTTGACCTCGGTCTTCTCCAACAGGTCACCGTAGAGCACCTTCAGGGCGAACCCCGATAGCGCCCCCACCGACACCTGCGCCGGGTCCAGGTTGGGCACGCGCTCGGTACGCATCCACATGTTGATGAGCCGGTCCAGGAACCCCAGCGCCGCCGCGAGGTCCGACTGCATCTCCAGGTTGAACAGGTCCGACTCCTTGCCCGGCAGGATGATGGTCTGGTCCTCGGACACCTTCATGTCCTCACCCATGAAGCCCTTGCCGACCGTCTTGGGGTGGGCGTGGTAGCGCAGGATGCGCTGCACCTTGGACGCGACATAGTTGATGGCGTCCTGCTCTGACAGGTCCTCCAGGTCGCCGATGCCCCAGTACGAGCCGGGGTTAATCATGTTCTGGCAATCCACCATCGGCGCGAACTGCCACTTCCACGCCACGGGCGGGTTGTCGGGGTCCTCTTCCCAGCGCCTCCCGCCGCGCGCGACGTAGTTCACGATGCGCCACGTCCCGTTGTCCTGCCGGTCGATGTCCTGCCGCCGCTCTAACGCCTTCTGGTCGCGGTCAAACTCCGTCCACTGAATGCGGTAGCGCCAGACGCTCTCGATGTCCTCCGCTTCCCAGTACACGCGCACATATTCGGGCTCTATCGAAATGAGGCGCGGATAGGGCCGCCCATCCTCCGGCACGATCTTGACGAACACGTGGCCCGTCACCCCGCCCGAGATGGCGAGACGGTTTAGCAGCGTCTTCTTGCGGTTGCGCCGCCACGCCTCGTCTAGCCACTCCTCCTCCGGCGTGCGCTCGCCCTCAGCCAGCTCAAACTCCACGCCCTTGCCGAACAGGAACGACGCGCCCTTGTTCACCAGGAAGCGGGCCAGATTGATGACCACATTGTCGTCGGGTTGACCGGTGACGACCTTGAGCGCCTTGTCGTGCTGGCCGTTGTAGTAGGCCCAGGCACGGGCGATGTTCTTCAGGCGCTCGTCCTCTTCCGCCTGCTTGCGGTATTCGAATGTCGCCGCGCTCAGGAGGCTATCGTTCCAGTACAGTGACGACATCCCCACCGTCCTAACTGTAGATGCTCGGCATGTAGGTCACGCGCATGGGCCGGCTCACCGCCCACCACGCCAGCGCGCGCGCCATCACCGTATCGTCGTGTACACCCTCGGGCGCCGAGTAGACAGGCCGCCCCGCCTGGCCCGAGTATTTCACCTCGTAGGCTTCCAGTTCCCCCGTCCATACCGGGTCCGCCTGCCACTGGCCCTCGACGCGCTCAAAGGCCAGCCGCAGCGACTCGATGAGCGGCGGCTTGCTCGTGCTGGTCGTGTCAAAGGGCGCGATGGCAACGCCGCGCAGGGCCGGGTCACGGCGCAACTCCTCGATAATCGGCTCGCCCATCGCGTTCGCCTCGGGCACGATCTGCTCCACCCCCCAGCGCTCGCAGAGCGTCACCAGGTCTTGCCGTTGCACGTGATAGTCCAGCATGTTCCGCCGATGGCGCGCCAACTCCACCCGACAATCAGCGCACACCACCGAAAAGGCCGTATAGTCACCCTTCTTGCCCCAGTCCGCCCCGAGCACCACGTGATGGCCCTTGTGCGCCTTGGGCTCCACGTCGAGCGGCGCGTGCAGGCAGGCCCCGATGTTCCTGAATACCGCGCCCTCGTTGTCGAGGAACTCGGCCAGGATCTCCTGGCGGTAGGCGTCCTCGGTCATATCAGCCGTGATCTCGGCCAGCGCCTCGCGTGACAGGTACGGGTTGTCGTGTGACGTGAACTGGAACGCCGCCCAGCGCCCGGTATCGTCGCCCAGCGCCCGAACGTACAGCGAATGAAAGTGGTTCTTGCGCATCGGCGTCGAGATGAACACCGCGTCGCCGTCGTTGTCCAGGAGCATCGGCGCGCCCACTTCATCCCACGCCGACGGTTCCATCATGGCGTACTCGTCCAGAATGAGCAGGTCCGCATAGTCGCCGCGCAGGGTGTCCGCGTTGAACGCCGTTTTCGTGCGAATGCGCCCCCCGCCCGCCGACTCGGGCATCCTGAGCAGGCGCTCCGTCGCGTTGCGGTACACCACGCCCGCCGCAATGGGCTCGGCCAGCATCCTGTTGCACGCCTCCCAGAAGGCGTTGGTCTGGTCGGCTACCGGCGCCGCTTCCAGCACCCGCCGCCCGGCGAGCATCCCCTTGACGGCAAGGTCCGCGCAGCCGGTGGTCTTGCCGCCGCGCCGCCCCGCCACGATGACCTTGCGCTTGGCCGGCGAGGCCATGAAGGCCGCTTGTTTGGCGTGCGGCCTATGTAGCCGTACCGTCAGTTCCGGCATCGCCGTACACCACGCGGAGCACCGTCACCCCGTCCTGTTGGACCTCCTGCCGCTCGACGTAGCCCCTGTTCTTGCCCAGCGTCTTGAGCACCAGGCCGACCGCCCACGGCTCGCCGTTGACCACCGCCCGGCGGAGGGCCAGTTCGCCGAGGTCCACCAGTTCGCCGCGGCACTCGTCGATAACGCGCTGCACCCTGGCGACGTCCCGCGCCCGCTTGTAAATGGTCGTCTGCGAGCACGGCACGCGCTTGGCTGCCAGCGAGACGAGGCCGTTCGTCTCCCGTAGGCAGTCGATGATGCGCTGGGTTTTGACGCGCTCGGTTGCCATGTGAATCCCTATTCGTTACAGAACCGTGGCGAAACTCGTGGCCCCAACCCCTTGACAGCCCGCTAGCGTTGTGCTATGATAGTGCTAGATAGGACGAACGCACCCGCAAGCGTAAAGGAGCCCCATGAACGAGCAGTTCAACGTCCGCCTTCCCGGCTACACCCTGGAGCAGATCGACCTGCTTTGCGATACCTACGGCCTCACGAAGACCCAGGTCACCATCCTGGCCTTCGACCGGCTCACGCTGGCCCTGGACCCCGAGCGCATCGGCTTTGACGAAACGCAGGACATCCTCAAGGTCATGAATGCGCCCGAAGCCGCCGAGTGAGTCACGCGCCACCCGCCGCCCCGCCCTCACCGGCGGGGCTTTTCGTTTCCGCCAATCGCGGTTCCAGCCCCATGCCCGCCATGCGCTCTAGGGCCACGGCGACGTACTTGGGCTCGATCTCCATGCCGTAGCAGGTACGGCCTAGTTGCTCGGCGGCGACCATCGTCGTGCCCGAGCCGAGGAAGGGGTCGTAGACCGCCTCGCCCGCTAGGGACGAGTTCTCGACGGCCCGCGCCACCAGTTCCACCGGCTTCATGGTCGGGTGCTCGGGCGATTTCGTGGGCCGGTCGATTTCCCACACCGTGGTCTGCTTGCGCCCGCCGTGGTACCTATGACCACCGTTGGGCAGCCACCCGTAAAAGATGGGCTCGGCCTGCCAGTGATAATCCACGCCCATCGGTGAGAAGGTCGCGTTGTTCTTCACCCACTGGATCGTCTGTCGCCAAATGCCCCGATCTTTGAGCACCTGCCCGAACAGGATATGTAGCGGCCCCGCCGGGGCCGCTACATACCACGCAGCCCCGGCGATGCAGTGCGCCGCCGCTGCGTCAAAGGCGGCACAAAGCATCGCCATCAGCCCGGCCTCATCCAGCGTGTCCCCCACAAGGTTCTCCTCAACGCGATTGCTCCGAGCAATCGCGTTGAGCATCTTGTTCTTGTCGCCCACCGCCACGCCATAGGGCGGATCGGTCCATACCATCTCGGCCTTGGCGCCCCCCATCAGCGTCGCCACGTCCGCCCCGCTCGTGCTATCCCCGCACATCAGCCGGTGCCGCCCTACCTGCCACACCTGCCCGCGCTCGGTGCCCCACTTGGCGCGCAGTTCCTCGGCGCGATCCACCTGCGGCTCCGGCGCTTCCTTGGGCTCCTGGTACAAGCCGGCGTCGTTCGCCAGTTCCGCCAGCATCGCCTGCACGCCCGCCTCGCCCGACTGCACCTCGCGCAAGAGCGCGTCCAGTTGCTCCTTGTCCGCCGCCGCCATCGCGCCGATGGGGTCCAGCGTAGCGAGCACGTAGGCCTCTTCCTCGGGCGACAGGTCCACCTCGACGTAGGGCACCGGCGCGTCGCCGTTCTGTAGCGCCTGCCACACGCGCTCGTGACCGTCTACCAGGAGGCCGGTGCGAACGTTCTCCACAACCGGCGCAACCCACCCAACCTCATTCAGCGCGCCATGTAGCGCGTCCCGTTGAGCCTGCGGATGCGTTCGCCAGTTGCGGTCGTTAGCCTGAAACTGCGACGCCTCTTTGACGCCATGGCCCACGATGCGGTTAGCCCATAGTGCCCGTCGGTCGGTCACGCGCCCCTCTCTAAGTATCCAGTTCGGCGATTCACCGCTTGCCTCTCAGCCGCCCGACCTCACCGCGCCCGCGCCGCGTCACGTGGCCCACCGCCTCGGGTGCCCACAGCGGCGCACGCCGGTGCCTGCGGTTGCGCCGTGCTCGGGCTGGCGGCTCGCGTATCTCACCGTCCAACAGGCTCACCGCTCCCCCACCCACCGATCCAGCCGCGCTCGCCACGTCGTCACTCATACCGCTACATCATCCAAGTCAAAGACGCCCTCGGGCAGATCGTACCCACGCACCCGATACAGGAGCCGCACCCAATCGCGCTCCGACATCGTTGTTTGCTTGGCGACATGCTCCTTGGCCTTGGCGTTGAGCGGCGTCACCTTCCACCACGAAAAGTCGCCTGCGTATCGCGCTGCGAACACCGGGAGGCCCGCCCGGTTGCCCAGGTCTATGAGCGCCTGATAGGTCGGGTGCGATGGGTACTGCGGCGCCGCGTCCTCGTGCTTGTACTCCACCACCGCGACAGCCTTGCCCCGGTCGTATTCGAGAAACAGGAAGTCCAGGTCTACCGCCGGGCAGTCCCATCCCCACTTTCGATGGCGTTGACTCAGGCTCAGGTCGCGCCACCCACTGCGCTCCGCTCTCACCTCAGGCACAGGCTGCGACCTCTGCGAGCCGCGCCTTGCTCGCGTTTACCGCGCCCTCGTCCAGGTCCACACCGATGAACGCCCGGCCCATCGCTACGGCTGCCACGCCCGTTGTGCCCGCACCACAGAACGGATCGAGCACCAGATCGCCCGGTTGCGTGAATCGGTCTAGCAGGTCGGCCATGCCGCTTTCCGATTGGCCCCAGCCGTGAAACCGCTTGTCGTTGTCGTTGACTGCGCTGCGAGCCACGTCGCCAATCCACCCGCCCGCATAATCACCGTTCACGAACCAGAGCACCGGCTTCCAGAACGTGTTGACCTTGCGCTGCCACAGTTGCGCCGACTGGCCGCCCGGCGTCAGATAGGCAACCATCCACTGATAGCGCATGTGCGGCGTCATGAGCGCCAGAATCTCGGGCAGATACGATTGCCCGACCATCACCAGCATGGAGCCGCCCGGCTTGAGCACGCGGGCCCCACCGCGCGCCAAGTCCTCGTAAAGCGGCAGATACTCTCTCGGATAGGGCGGATCGGTTACGATCACGTCCACACTTCCGGGCCCCATGTCGCCCATGACTCGCACCATGTCACCGTGAATCACCTCGTACAGATCGGCGCGTGCGGGTTCGCGTCGGCCCTGCTCGATAACCTCACGCTTGACCTCTTCACGCACCAAGTCTTTTGCCACGCGGAGAATGCCCGCCGTGGTCAGTTCCTCGTTCCGCGCCTTCGTCCGGGCGATATGTTCCTCGAATCGCTCCTCGGGCATGGCTGCGATAGTCTGCCACCGATGCGCCTGCGTGCGGCTTAGGCCAATCTCGCCATAGGTCTGCGCTTCAACCACTTCGTTCCGGCTTGGAACGAGGTCCGTGCGTTTACCCTGCGCCTTCTCCATGTCTTGCAGGATCTCGCCCGCCCGGCGTTCGGCCCGCAACTTGATCTCCGCCACATCGTTCTGCATCTCCAGGCTCTCGCCCGCTTGCCTCATATAGAGGCGGAGTGCTTCGGCCTTGTCCCGAACGTCCTTCACTTCGTCTATCGTTCGGGCTGCCACGAGTGCCTGTCGTGCTGCGTTGAAGCGAACAAGTGCTGTGTTGTCCAAGTCCACATCTCCCCATGTGTCTCCCAGTTCTTAGGCTCTGCCAGGCGGTGGGAGTGCCGCTTTTCGCCACGTCTGGCTAGACAGAGCCTCAAATCCGATTCACCGCTCCCCCACGTACCGCGTCAGCCGCTCTGCCACGCGCTCGCTGTCGGCCCCATCTGGCGGGTAGGTCGGGTCCTCTGCCTTTTCCACCGAGGTCACCAGAACCTCGCAATCGTACACGTCGATGGGCGGCATGGGCGTCCACTCATCCCGGCGTGCATCGTACTCGTCCGACCACTGGTAAATCTGGCGCATGTACTCGTCAAAGCGCCGCGCCTCTCGCCGGTGCGTCACCCGCCACAGCCAGGCGCGTAGTCGTCTCACTCGTCCTCCCCCGGCATCTCAAGCCGCGCCGTCACCCGCCCCGTAGCGCCGCACTCGGGGCACGTCACCGCGTCGCCACAGCGCGTCGTCTCGGGCAGCACCACGCAGGCGCCGCACGAGGGGCAGGTCGCGGTGGGCGGTGCGTCGGTCACCCCTGTATCCCCGGCGCCCAATAGATGTTCACCGGGCATGGCGTCAGCGTCACCCCACCCGACACCATCTCTGGCGCCGCAATCGTGATGGGCGGTCGCGCCTCCAACGCCTCGACGCGCCGGCGCAGGGCGGCTATCTCTGCCGCCTGTGCCTCGACTAGCGCCTGTAGTTCGCGCTTCTTCACGTTCTCCCCCTCCCCACTTGGCACGACCCCGCCGGCTCGCTCTACGTCGAGTAGAGGGTCACACCGGCGGTGGCCGCACCCAAGCCTCGCAGCTCTAAGCCGTGGGGCGGGAGTTGCACCCGCTGCCGTTTGTAGCCGTCCCGATAGCGGTGACCTGGCTTCCGGCCACCTGTCCGAGACGCGGCGTCGCTGTCCGCCTGCCCACGGCTATAACGACCCGCCCTGGTACGCGCCTTGCGGCTCGCGTGGCGGGTACTGTTCAAACTGGCTGGCTGCTGCGAGCGGACTCCACCGTGCCCCAGCGTCCCGGGGTGTCGCAATCCTCACGGTCTCTGCCAGCCTGCCGCTCAGCCACCACCGGCGCTCGGGGTACGAATCGGGAGTCCCATGGCGTCGTGCAGTGCTGTTTAGTGGCCCGGCGATGTCGGCCTGCCTCCCGATGCCTCAGCCTGCCGGGAACTGTTCACTCTGAGGGCGGCGGCGCCTTGCGCTCCGCGAGCTGCGCCAGCGCGTCGCGCACCGCCTGGGGCACCGGCAGCCCGGCGGCCGCCACGTTCTCGATCACGCTCAGGGCCTCGCTCACGCAGTAGAAGATGACCGCGCCGTTTCGCAGCACACTCTGCGCGCCGATCACCACGTCGACCTGGGCCGCGAGGGCGATGAGCAAGAACATCATCACCTTCTTGGCCAGCCCAGCCCACGACTCCTTGGAGGACAGCCGCTTCTGAATCGCCGCGCGCGTGAATCCGCTCACCACGTCCAGGCCCGCAACTGTCAATAACACCGTCATGGTCGGCGTCCATCCCCCGAGTAGTTGGCTGATACCGACCACGACCGCTGCCAGAATGGCGCTCACCCTGCTATGCACGCTCATAGTTCGTCCGCATCTCCGTACCACTCTCTCTCTATCACGCGCGCCGAGGCCGCGTCGAGGTCCGCCAGCGCAATCACCTGTACAGGGTGGTCACGCCGTCGGCGCCGGCGTTCTTCCTCGGTCCGTAGGAACCGCGCCCACTCCGGCCACGTCGCCAGCCCGTCGAGGCTGTACTTCCGCTGGCACCGCCGGCAGCACCAGAGCCGATCTAGCACACGTGCGCCACAGATACAGCAGATAGCCCCGCGCATACACCACGCCTCCTACGGGATACAAGGCATGAGCGCCCCGCAATGTTACGTTTTGCGCCGCCTTCTTTCCGCACTTTCCAGATAAACAATGCGGCTGATCTTTACGCAAAATTTACGCAGAATTTACGCACGTACAGACGAACGTCTGTACACTGTGGGCATAGTCGAGTACGCACTACTAGGAGGCACGAGATGACCACCACGAACCAGCCCACCGAGTAGGCGCGGCCTAGTCCTCTCGCCACAGGCCCCTGAGCCGCCTCGGGGGCCTCCACGAGCGGATTAGCACAGGAGGGATCACCATGGACCGAGTGAGTCGCGAACAGGCACATTTCCTCGTCGAGCGTCACGGCTACCGCGCGGACTGCCAGACCGACGCCAGCTACTCTGTGCGCTCTGAGCTGACCGCCACTGGCGCGAGCCGCGTCGTCTACCGGCGCAACGGCGAGCCGTGCGCGGCCAGCCAGACGCCTCGGGACGGCTGGATCGCCGAGTACCCCTGGGAGCGCTAGAATGCGTGTCACAAAGCCCGCTCGTTTGAACGTCCGTCTCTCGCCGGCCACCGTCGCCCAGCTGGACGAGCTGGCCACCGTGTTCGGCAACCGGACCGCTGCTATCACAATCGCAGTAGACAGGATGTACAACCAGGAGAGGAGCATCATGAGCGACGTATGCCCCAGTTCGCCCAATACTACAGAGGAGGGGGATTGTGAGCGACAGCATCACACAGATTGAGCGTGCCGTGCTGGTTGTGCCGCGCGACGCTGGCGAGGTGCACCCCGTACTGGAGACCTGGCGGAGCCGACTCCTAGAGGACCCCGCATACTGCGAGCCGTGGCCCGGGGACGAGCTCGCCGCCCATCTGCACATCTCTGACACTGACGCCTGGACGACCTATCCCCGGCTGCCGGGCAGCCGCGTGGAGCGGGGGCCCGTGCTGCGGGATTTCGCGGTCTACTGGCTGGGCCGCGCGCTAGCGCAGTACCGCCGGCGCGGGCGCCCCGCCGGGACGTGGGCAGTCCCCCTCGGGCCTGCCGGACCTTGCGCGGTTTACGTGTGCCTCGAATCTGCGCTGGCCGAGTTCGTGGCCCACATCCGCAGTGCCGACCTTGACCTGTTTTACGGCGCCGAACGTACCCACTTGTACACACAGGAGGGCTGAGATGAGCGATCTAAAAGGAGGGACATCATGAGCGCATTCGTGGTCGAGCCAGATACGTTGTCACGGGTCGCGTAGGCCGCCGAACACTACGCGCCGCCACGGTGGCGCCAGCGAGTGACCGAGCTGCTGGGGCTGCCGTGTGATGAGACCTGGGGGGTCGAGTTGCAGCGGGCCCTCCACCGGCTCAACGTCTCGGCAGTCTGCCAGCGCTACCCCGCCGATCGCCCGGAACAGTATCCGTTCCGGGTTGGCCACGAGGTGCCGCCGACCCTGATTCAGGGCTACAAGGCGCTCCAATGCCTGGTCTACCAGTGCGACGAGGGGGACGTGCCCGGTACACCGCTCTACGGGGCCCTGGTCGACCTGGAGCACGTACTCGCCGCGCGGATCGTCTCCGAGCTACCCGCCTACGAGGCCGCGCCGTGGGGCTAAACCTACAGGAGGAGACCATGGCACGGTACTGGTACGGCGTGGAATACGCGTACGGCTCGAGCGTCCTGAACCGTGACGGGGGGCGGGCCGACACCCTCCGCCGGTTCACAAGCCGCGCCGAACGCGACACATGGGTAGCCCAGGGCGAGCCCTTCGACGGCCCCGGCGAGCGGGCCGCGCTGACCGTTCGGGAGATGCGCCGGTGGTACGGCACGCCCGACGAACGGTACTGGGAATCTGAACTGTAGGAGACGCTATGGACACAGCGGCCCGGTTTCATCGCCGGGCCGCTGTTCTGTGTCTCGCACGTTGCAGCCGCCTCGTTATCGCCGGGCGGCACACCCCCAGCAAGGCGGCCACCTCCCCTTGCGTAAACCCCAGCGCCAACAGTGCGACCGCCTGCCGCTGCCGATCCGTAAGGTGCTTCGCCAGCGCAGCGACGGAGAGGCCGGACAGCACGTCTCGCTCAGTGTCACGCATCCGCTAGCTCGCCACCGGCCAGCCCTGCCTCACCTCGCCGTCGATCAGGAGCGGCGTGCCGGGCCGGAGGCCCGACGCCTGCTTGCCAAAGAAAGCCACCCCCGCCCTTTGACACTCGCGGTACAGGTCGGCGGCCCAGGCCGGGTCAAAGGGTCGGCGGTCGGGTCCCGACTCTGCGCCACAGATCACCCAGTCGATGCCGCGAGGGTAGCCTGCCAGGCTGACCGGCCCCAGCATCGGCTCGACGCTGACGAACCGCACCGCCGCTGGCGTGTCCAGCAACAGGGGGATGCGCTCATCTGCCGTGGCCTGGTCCTCAGCAGTAACGCCCAGCCAGATGTGGGGGAAGGGGAACTCTAGTCCATACTCTTCCATCATCATCTCGGGGTAGTAGGTGTATGCCTCCTCCCACGTGTCGAGGAAGTGCTGCATCCGCTCAGGGCGCTTGGTCAAGACCTGCCACACTACGTCCTTGCGCTTCGCCATCATCTCAATCGCTTCGCCGATGAACACATCCGGCACCGCCTCATGGAACAGGTCTCCAGTATCACAAACAAACGCCATGGGCCGATGCCCCGGCCCCCGCTTGGGGCTGTGCAGCGGGAACAGCATCCCCGCCACCTCGTACAGCTTGTCGGGATGTGTGGCCACCACGCTATGGTCTCGCCCAAACCGCCGGTAGATTGCCCTGGCGTAGCAGTGGGCGCATCCGGCGCTGACCGGCGTGCAGCCGGTAACAAAGTTCAGCGCGCCGCCGCTGTAGTCCGTCCAACCGATTGCCGAAGTCTTCATGCCTCCCCCCTCGCCGCATAGGCCAGGAGCGGCGCGTCCTCGTAGCAGCGCCGCCGCGCCATCCGGCAATAGTCGCCGTTCAACTCCACGCCCACGCCATGCCGCCCTAACCTGTCCGCTACCAGCATCGTCGTACCCGCGCCGCCGAACGGGTCCAGCACCACGCAGGGCACCGGCTCATGCTCGGGGCAAGCGCAGGTAG